CACGCTGGCTTTCACGCACGGCGATGGCTCCTTCTGGACCTCGGATCCTGTCATATTCAATAAGTGTCTCGACTGCTTTATCGAGTTGAGTGATGACCATTTCGGCATCTTTGATTCTCCTCTGCTCTCTTTCGATCTGCTGATCTATGGCTCTAATTTCTAAAGAATTATCTCCCCCAACCAACGTCTGATCTATGTGAGCTTTTGATAAGAAACCAAATATGCCCATAGATGTAATAAACATCAGTACGATGACTGATGCCGTAAGATATGTCTTTAACAGTTTCGGACACGTCTTCCAGTTTTGATAGAGCCAGGATGCTGTCAGTAGCTTACCTACTTCGAGGACACCACCCATAACTGCTATCGGTATTGCTGCAGCCGCAAATATGGCCATCAGACCAACGATACTATACCAGGCAGCAACACCTGATATAGCGATTGCGACTATAAGAGTTAGCCAACCCATATTAGCCTCGTGTGATAGCCAATACTTTATCGATAGTACTTTTAACCTGTGCTTCACGATTCGGCCAATGTATGTATTCTTTATCGGCCGTCTTTAAAAGATTAACAAGAAGCGGCATGATCAACTTCTCGAGCTTATCTGTTTTGCCTTTTACTTCTTCCGTTGCTTGAGCAATAGCAACCTGTACGTCATCTGCTTCCTCTGCATTTCTGCGAGTCATCAGTGTATCTATTTTATCTTCGAGCGGCTCCAAAATATTTAAAAAAATACGTGCGAGATCGTTTTCGTCTATCGACGGCGGAGTACTTTCCGCCTCGGCTTGGTTTGCTTTGAACGTTGCTTCGTCTACCGCACTGAAACCATAATCGAGGTTTGCATATTCTGCGGGTATGTTAGTATCAACCAAAGAAATCCTCCAGTGTATTCTGTTTCTCTACATTCCAATCAATTGCATCTAGGATGTTCTTGATCGGTTCAAGATAAGATTTATCGAACTGCATATCGTAATCAACGAACCTTACCAAATCAAACTCATTAGGAAGTATGATCGGAAAAGCAATTACATTCTGCTTTGCTGGGTTCGGCATCTTAAGATATGTAAACTTAATCTTATCTCCGTTTTGAATCGTTTCATATTTATTATTTAGGTTCTTTTCCTTCACCATATGATTATATTTTCTTGCGGCTCTTACGTGTATCGGTACTCCGATACCTTCCTTCTGTTTCTTCCACAGATTATTAACTCCACGTGGAAACGCAACATCTTCAACCGGCAACCCTTTGAACTTATCTCTTGCTTGTTTAATAAATGCTTGAACAGCAAACTCGTCTTCGTTAAGGATAAGCTTAAGAGTCTTTTCAATCAACTGACGACATACTTGAGGAGTCGAAGAACGAACTGACTCGATGCCGGTTACCTTGAGCTTTGGTGAACTGTATTGTACGCCTTCGTTGTTTAGAACGTTCGCAATATATCGTTTCTTGCCAGTAAAGACCACCCGAGACGCAATGATCTCCCTTGCCATAACCATCTTTTGTTCATATGCATTTACGTACTCCTTAAGTTCTTCGTATGCATCTGCAAGAAGAGGTTCAATCTTTTGCGAAGCCACCTTATCAATAAACTTACATATCTTATCTTGATCAGTTTCGTCAGGCATAACTTTGCTAACAAGATCACCAAGACGAACATATAAACTATCAGTATCGATAGCTAGGACATAATCAACATTACCGGTCTTTAGCAATTCATTTAGATATTTATTTATTCGCTGTTCTGCCCAACGGATTGTAAGCTGACCGGAGATAGTAATCGCTTCGGCCATACGAATATCATAATAACGAAACCACTTGTTCGACATTGCACCATAGAGTGAGTTCATCAGGATCTTTACTGCCATCTGTTGGTTATTGTAAAGGCTGATCTTTTTCTCTACTTGAAATCTTTGATGTATATCATCCTTGCTGATCTTTTCAAGATCCTGCATTGCGCTCAATGCTTTCTTCTTTGTAACCGATCGTTCGTTATAGAGTTCCTCGACGATCTGAGGAAAGATGCCGTGTGTATCGGTTCGAAAGAGTTGCCCAGTAGAGGATAAGCAATGGTCCTTTGGTACATCAAACTTATTCTTAGTTAGCAGCGTCTCAACATCGACACCAGGCATAACACTGTCGGCGATTGTTTCAGGAGACATATTGTATTGCATAATCAGATGCGGATACAGAGAGTTTAAGTCGAAGGAACAAACCCAGTCGTGCATGCCGGTAAGAGGCTGCTTTACATATGCGCCTTCGATCCTACGATCTCCATGAACCGGATCTGGTTGACTGATTACGATGTTACGACGACGAAGAACATTATAGATGTAGGTATCCCAGATCTTAACGGATCCAAACGATGTAATGTAGTTTGAGTTAGCCTTGTGCGCAAGAGTTAAAGCAAGAGCAATGAACCCTGTCTTTTCTTCCATGCGTTCGACGAGTTGAGTATCACGAATGTTATAGTCGATAAACTTCTGATGATTTTCTCGATACAGAGCAGCAAGAGATGAGTACTCGGAGTAATCAAGTTTCTTTTCGCCAAGGACAACGTTTGCGATATTGTCGAGCTTGTAAGATTCTTGGTTACCGTATGTATATCCGAGTTTCTTAAACAACTTCATAAAGTCAAGTTGAGTTGTACCCGTGATCTTGTACATGGTACCTTCTTTATTCAACTCAGGCTTATGGCCGAACAAGGATAACTTACGTAGCTGATCTTCGCCGAGGACGCGTGCGATACGATTAACTATGTACGGCATGTCGAACTCTTCAGAGTTCCAACCGCTAACGATGTCAGGTATGTTATTATGATAGTGCGAAACAAAACTCTTAAGCAGAGAATGTTCGTCCATACACCTTTTATATTCTATTCGTGTATCTTGAACAATAGAGATCTCAGGAGAGAAGCCACCGATACCCCATGTATAGAAAGTATCGTCGTTACTGCTCTTTACTGTAATAGCTGTGATCGGCTGTTGTGCAAGAGAAGGTTCGGGAAACCCTTGATCTGACTGCACCTCGATGTCAATGAACATAACATTGACTAAAGACATATCAGGTTCGCATCCGTCAGGAAAGCGATCACTAATGTACTGTGCTATGTAGTCTCGGTTACCATATATGCGAAAGTTAGTGGCTTCATTCTCTCGAATAAAATCACGACAATCCATCATGCTGCCGGGTTGGATGGTATCGACATTGACGCCGTCAAGTGTACGATAGTTTGATTGGTTGCGAGTCGGGATGAAGAGGGTCGGTTGAAAGCGAACTTTCTCGACCACTCTTCTGTTCCCTTCGTAGCCGACATAAAGAATGTCAGCTGCGGTACGCTCGACTGAAGTATAGAAGCTTGCCATACTCTAATTTATATCACAGCTTGCTATAAGAGTCAATAAGATTACTCTTCAGTCAAGAGTTCTTTTTTCCCTTCAATAAGTTTACCTCCGGACGTAACTTTGATCGTCTTAGGCTTCTTATGATCTGGGATGATGTTCTTGAGCGAGATGAGTAGGATCCCGTTTTCAAGTTCTGCTCCTTCCACTTCGATAGTGTCGGATAGCGTGAACTCTCGTGTGAATGCTCTGTTAGCGATTCCACGGTGTAGAAGTTTCCCTCCGTCTTCTTCATTCGTAACCTTTCCTGTGACGGTGAGTGTACCATCCTGTAGCATGACTTCAATATCTTCCTGTGTGAAGCCGGCGACTGCCATCTCGATATGATAATGGTCTTCAGCCACTTGACGAATGTTGTAAGGGGGATAAGAAAGGTGCCGGCCGTTTGGATGCGCGGTATGCTGCATAGTGTCAATCTGTTTCCAGAGACGATCAAAGCCGACGAAAAAGGGATCGAGTTTGCGGATGTCCGCAGCGTTTAAGCTTGCCATCTGTACCTCCTATTAAGCAAGGTTAATATATGAGAACCCTAAAGGCATTCTCAATATTATATATAATCATTCTCCTAGAATAATCAATAGGGGACGGGAAAAAGTTGATGATAAGGAGAATGATGTTTCCCGTCCCCTAATTTGATTAGGCCGCTACGCGTGTACCCAAAGCGCGGTACCCGGCTGCAATGACGGCCTTCGAAGGCGTACCCATACGATAGAAGTTACGGGTTTCACCTTTGCTGTTGGTACGAGCATTGCTGTAGATCGCAAAGCCGCCCGACTTGCGAAGTGAGTCGACCAAAGCCGTAGGATTGGCAACTCCAAAACGTGAACGGATCTGCTTAACCGTAAGCTGCTCTCCATTCATAAGTGCGTCAAGAACGCGACTAGATTTCGACATACTCGATGTCTCCTTGTGGTTACAAAAATGAA